ATGTTATAAATATATATAGCTGGTTTTTGAATATTATAAATTGTTTGGTTTGATGGGTGGGGTTGATTATCAATCACTTACATCAAATTACTTAAACCTTTTCTTTAAGTTTAATGTATAAATATATATAAATATATGTTACATTAAAAAAAGAAAAATCCCCTTTCGGGGATTATTCTTACTTAAAGAGAGCTTCAGAAAGTGCCGTAACTGACTCTCTAGAAAGCCAACGAGATTTACCATCTCTGGCTTCCGTCAACTCTGGGTCAATGTTAAGTGCGTAGCACAAATTGACCAAGAGTTGCTGGCCTGAGGAAAGCGCTTTAAAGTTTTCCTCAGTAACTTCAACATTGTTGGAGTTACCGCCAGTAAATGCGAATTTTGGTGAGAATTTAGTTTTTAGTGACATGATAATGTTGCTGAAAGTCAAGGGGGTTAAGGGTCTTGACCCGCAACACCTGGGGAGGGTTTTATTGGGTTGTCCACCATTTACATTTTTAAAACAAAAAAAAATTTTTACCAAAAAAATTTTATTTTTTATATCCACCACATCTAAAAATAAAACACTTTTTAAAAAATTTTAAAAAAAATTTTTTTTATCTTTGTATAAATTTTTAATATGTATACAAAAACATTAAAACTTGAAAACCATGAATCAGTAGCAATTATTAATAAGGAAACTGGTGAATTTAAGGAAGTTAAACCAAGGTCCAATAATATTCCAAGTGGTTCTGTTCTTCAAAAATTTGAAACTTTTTCTAAGGTTAATGATAAAGCTATTGCTTTTTTAGAAACTGTTCTTTCTAATGAAGAAATGGGTATTGTCTTTAAGATGATTAAAAGGTCTGCTTATGAAACCAATGTTATGATTCCTCTTAATGATGAAATTTCTTATAGGGAATTGTCACAAGAGTTTAATATTAATAAGGATAAGGTTAATAAGATTTTTAGTAAGCTCTTTAAGTTAGGTGTTTATGCTCAAGTTAAAGTTGCTAATGGTCCAAATTCTGAATACTGGACTTTAAATCCTTTTATTTCTTTTAAAGGTAGAATTATTAGTGATAGTATTAAGGTGTATTTTGATAAAACAATTATTGCTACAGCAGTTAATAATTAATTCTGTAAGATTAAGAGAGACACCTCCTAAAACATTGATAATCAATACCACCTTGTCTGAAATTTAGACAGTTTTGTCTGAAATTTAGACAAAACCACTTTTTTTAAGTAAAAAAACAACAAAAAAATTTGTTTTTATAATAAAAATTGTTTTACCTTTGCCTTATGTTAGAATCAAAAGAATATAAATTTAATTCTCTTCTAGAAGCTGTAGAAAAGTTTATAGAGTTTAAAGAGATTTTAAATACTAAAAAGATAATTGGTAATATTAAAAGTTATTCATTAGATCTTAAAACTGTTAATGATGTAACTACAATTAAAGTAAGTTTTGAATAATGGTAGATGTTAAAAATTTAGCTGAGTTAAAAGAATATTTAAGTACAAAGAATGCTGATGTTAATTTTTTTATTGAATCAGATAATAAGGAATTGGTTAGTTATTTACCATTGTTTCATGGACCTATAGATAAGTATATTAATGAAGGTAAATTAAAAGTTGATTGTAAATCTTGGGTTACTAAAGAAGTATTTAAAGGAACTGTTAATAAAAAATAGTTATGAGTAAAATTGAAGAAATATATAGTGGCTGGAAAAATTCTTATTTGAATGATAAAGGTAAATTGGATGATGATATTATGTTTTTAGCTGAAAAAAGATTAGATGTATGTAGAGTATGTCCTTTGTATACTAAAGGTTCTGATGTTACTGAACCTACTTCAGTTATGAAAGTATATCCTAATAAATATTTTTGTGATCATAATAAGAGTATTGTTATAAATAATTTGACTTATGAAGGTTGTGGATGCCCTATAGATAAAAAAGTTTTTTCTGTTAACTCTAAATGTCCAGCTAATAAATGGTAAAAAATATATAAAATTAATTGAGATGGTAAACTTTGATTATGAAAATGATGATGATTATTTAACAGAATTTGATGATATTTCTAAAGAAATTAATATAGTTAAAAGTACTGTAGTATTGTCTATATATTCTAAGAAAGGTTTGGAAGATGTTATTGAAGGTTATGAAGAAGTAATTAAAGCTTTAGATAAATGGAGAAAGAAAAATAAAATTGTAAATAATAAATAAGATGCTTATAAAACTTAATTTAATTGGTATGAAGATTAATAGGAGTAATCAAAATGAATATGATGATCCTATTTTAAGAAGAATTAAGGAAGGTGAAAATAATGAGAATGAAAAAAGAATTTTACCTTCTATTATTAATGTAGAAAAAGAAAATATTATAGAAATTATACCATCTTTTGATGAAAATCAAACACAGTTTAATGTCTTTGATAAAGAAGGTAATGATTTAGTATATATGGTAGCTGATAATTATGATAGCTTTGTAGAAAAAATTAAAAAAGTGTTTAACCTTGAAATAATTGATTTAGAAAATGTCTGAACTAGATGAACATGTAGAAAATACTTCTACACCAGAACAAGAGGAATATAAAATTCCTAGTTATTTTTTTAAACCTGAGAGACAAGAAGGTGAATCTTTTTTTGATTATAAGAAAAGAAGGTTGTTAGAAAAATTTATGTTGAAAGAAATTAAAAAGGGTAGTGTTGTATGGAAATCTATATATGAAGTAAGTAAAGGAAGGTATGCTGGAGTTACTTACAATAAAAAAGTAGTAGCTGAATATGTTAAAAATAAATTAAAAGAAGAAGAAAATGGAAATAATCAAGAGTCTGAAGGAGCTGAATAAAGCTGAATTTGTTCAATTGGACATGAGTCAAAAAATGTATACTGTTAAAGGTAGACCTTTTCCAGTAGAATTACTTAAGTATTCTAGTTTTATTGTTTTAATTTTAAGAATTATTAAAATTGTTCCTTTTATAGGACCTAAAACTAGACTTATGATTGATGAAATTATATCGTTTTTAAATATGTATGCTGGTCCAGATCAAATAGAAATATATAAATCTCAACCTAAGAATAGACCTTTTAGAGAAAATGTAGATTTAATTTAATTAATAAAGTTATGAGTAAATTTGTAATAAAAACTGAAGATCCTGTTAAAGATTATTTAGTTAAAATATTGGAATCCAATTCTGTAGAAATTAGTATTTTAAGTTTTTTTATAAATAAGTATAATTATTATATTAATAATATTAAACTTAATGATTTATCTACAATTTGGAAACTATCTTTTCATAGCAGTGAAAGAAAAAAATGTAGAAATATATTGGATATTTCAGTAGCTACTTTTAATACAAGTTTACATAACTTAAAAAAGAAAGGACTTGTTATAATAGATTCTGAAGGTAATCCATCTATAACTAAAATGTTATTGTTTAATCCTGAAGTAAATAATACTTTAACATTTATATTTGAAAAAGATGTCAAAACAGAAGAAAATACAGCAAATAATTAAACAAGTAGCTAATGAATTTAATTATACAGAAGAACAAATAAATCAAGTATATTTAATTCCTTGGAAAGTATTTGGTAAGTATAGTAAAGAATGTAAAGAAGATGTATTAGAAATATCAGGAATAGGTAAAATTATCCCTAATAAAAAATTAAAATATTTTAAAGAAAACTTTTTAAATAAAAAAACAAATGAGTAAAGATAAATTTTATATGGGCGGTACTGGTAGCAGTACTCTTACAGCTGAAGAATTAGAAAATATTGAAAGACTTAAGAAAAAACTTAATAGTGGTCCTCAACCTATGAGTACTCAAAGAATGGCTAGTTTTTTACAAGAAAAACTTAACCATGATACTATGATTAGTATTCCTATTGAATGGGAATCAATGGATGTTGAGCCAGGAGAAAAAAGATTTACTACTATTCAAAGTAAAATTGATAATAAAACAGGTCTATTTACAGTAGCTGATTTTATGATGAATGATACTGAAGGTATGAAGATGTTTAAATTTGTTAAAATTCATAAAGTAGGTAAAAATTGTACAGTTAAACCTGGAGATATTGTACTTATTAGGTTATCAGCACCTTTAATGTTAGCTATTGAAACTCCAGAAGCAGTAGTTTATCAATTTATGGAAAATCAAATTGAAAGTTTTTTAGTTCCTAAAGAAGCTAAATTTGATTATGAAAATACTAGTGTAAGTCATGGCTAAATTATTTGATTTAGTTGAGGATAGAGTAGAAATAAAACCAGAATCTTTATTGATTTATCCCTTTTCTGAAATATGGAAAAGGGATAAGTCTAAAGATAAGAGTAAGGCCTATAAGGAAATTACTTATATCTGGTTTTATATAGATTTTGATTCTCCTTTTTTTGAATATACTGAAGAACAAAAACATCAAACTATATGTGAAGATGTTTTAGGTGATAAAAATTTTAAAATAGACAGTTTACTTAAAAATGGTATTGAAAGTTATAAGAAATTTTCAATTACACCATCTATGAGAATGCTTGAATCTCAATATAATACAATCTACAAGATGGAAGAATACTTTAAAAATGTAGATTTTGCTGAAGATGATATTGATAAAGTTACTAAGGCTATTATTAATGTACCTAAGTTAATGGAAGCTCTTAATCAAGCTAAAGAAATCTGTAGAAAAGAACAACAATCAGGAGAAAGAGTTATAGGTAATAAAACTAAAGGTATGTTTGAAGATGAATAATGATATTATTTCTGAACATTTATTTAGATTTGACAATATTCCTAAAGAATATGTACCCTATGTAGATAAATTTTCTAATTCTAATGAGTTTAGAGAAAGAGCTTTGTTCTTTAAGAAAGAAAAATGTTATACTAAGTATGCTAGAAACACTTTTCAGTATAAAGAGTTTTGGAAAGAAGAGAGAAGAAGGTGTTTAGAAGGATTTATTAATTCAAAGGGTATAAAAATTACTGGTCAACACTATTTTTATTTGAATTATGTTCAAATATTACTTGATGCTGATGATGGTAGTAAAAGAAAAATTAAAGATTTTCCTAAATTTGTAGATTTAGATTACTATTATTTTCATTTACTTGATTATTGTAGAGCTAATGAGAAGTCTTTAGTATCTGTTAAAGGTAGAAGACAAGGTTGGTCTTATAAAGCTAGTGGTGTAGGAAGCCATGAGTTTAATTTTTATAGAGATAGTGGAACTATTATAGGTGCTTATCTTTCAGATTACAGTAGTAATACTATGAAAATGGTATTAGATAATTGTAATTTCTTAAATACATATACAGAGTTTGGTAGAATAAGAAATCCTGATACTCAAGATTATATTAAAGCTAGATATCAGGTAGATGTTGAAGGTAAAAAGGTTTGGAAAGGTCTAATGTCTTCAGTAGAAGCTATTACATTTAAAGATAGACCTTCTGCTGGTGTAGGTAGAACTGCTAGTTGGCTTATATTAGATGAATCAGGTATATTTCCTAATATTATAGAAGCTTATGGTTTATCAGAACCTCTTATTAAAGATGGTTCTAATTATACTGGAGTTTGTATAATGTTTGGTTCTTCTGATAATATGGAAACAGGCAGTATTCATTTTAAAAAGATATTTACTGAACCTAGTTTGTACAATATGCTTGAGTTTATAGATCCTAAAAATTCAGATAGAAAGATAGGATTTTTTTCAGCAGCATATTTTGGTAGATGGGGTAAATGTAAAAATAAAACTTCTCCTTACTATGGTCAAGACATGGTTGATGAGAATGGTAATTCAAATATATTTGCTGCTATAGATGATTTAATAGCTAACAGAGAGAAGTTAAAGAAATCACCAGATCCTATGGCATATAGAAACTTTGTAACTCAGTTTCCTATATACTGGGAAGAAGCTTTTTTAATATCAGCTAAATCACCTTTCCCTACATATTTAGCAGAAGAAAGATTAGCTGATTTAGAAACTAAAAGTCATTTGAATATTGGACAAGCTGTTAAGTTTAATATGACTGAAGATGGTGTTTTAAGTAGAGAAATAAGTATTAGAGAACCTATTAAAGATTTTCCTATATCTAGAGCTGCTTCTAAAGAAGGTTGTATAGAAATATTTGAAGAACCTTATCAGGAAAATCCTGCTTGGGGTACATATATAGCTGGTATTGACCCATATGATGATGATTATGCTGAAAATTCAGAATCTTTAGGTTCTACTTTAGTTATGCATGCTCTTACAGGTAGAATAGTAGCTGAATATACAGGTAGACCTGAGACAGCTAAACAGTATTATGAGAATGTTAGAAGGTTACTTATTTATTATAATGCAATAACTAACTATGAAAATAACAAGAAAGGTTTATTTGGATTTTTTGAACAAAAGAATTCTTTATACTTGTTATGTGATACTCCTAAGATACTTAAAGATACACAAATAGTTAAGACTACCTATACTTCAGGTAATCAATCTAAAGGTACAGGTACTACAGAAGCAGTAAATATTTATGGTAATGAACTTATTAAAACTTGGATGTTAGAACAAGCTCAAGGTCAAAATGATAATATTACCAATACTATGCTTATACCTAGTAAACCATTGTTAAAAGAAATAATTTATTGGAATCCTAAATTAAATGCTGATAGAGTTTCAGCATTAAGAATGGTATTAATACTTAAAGAAGATAGATTTAAACTAACTCAAAATATTGATACTGATAAGTATGAAGATATTTCTAAACATAAGTTCTTTGCAAAGCATTTTACAAACTATGAATCTAACAGAAGTAGCTATATTAAACTTAATAATAATTTTTAGTAATTTATTATTGTTAGTAAATAATTAATTAAAATTGTTCTATTTTCATAAAAAATGCCTACATATAGTAAATATAGTGATTTCAATACTGGTTTAACTAATTTAGTTTTTCCAAAGCAAAAAATATCTTATTCTGAAAAGAATGAAGAATGGTATATTAAAAACTGTTTATATTTTGAGTCTTTGCTACTCAATGGTAAAACAGGTATACCTAATATAACTAATAAGACTTTAATTAATAAACAGACTTATTACAATGGATATGTGGATACTTCTGAATATAGAAGAATTGTAAACCCACATGGACTTGAAGGAGTTAGATTACCTAATGATTTTAAACATTATCCTATTGCTAATCCTAGAGTTAATACTTTAGTAGGTGAGGAATTAAAGAGAAAGTTTGAATGGGTAGTTTATGTTACTAATAGAGATGCTATTACTGATAAAGAAAAAGCTAAAAAAGCTTATATTGATCAGTTTATAGTACAAGAAATACAAAATACTTCTAGTTCAGAAGAAGAACTACAACAAAGAATACAAGATTTTCAAAAAGATTTAAAGAATTGGCAAGATAATAGAGAAATAGGAGGTATGGAACTTCTTAAGTATTTGTTTAATTATCTTAATATCAAATTTAAATTTAATAAAGGTTTTGAAGAACAGATTATTACTGGTAAAGAAGTATTTAATATTGATGTCTTTAATAATAAACCTATATTTGAAAGTGTTCCTGCTGAGACAGTATACTTTTTAAAATCTCCTCAAGATCCTTTCTATGAAAATGCAGATGCTTCTTGCCAATTGTTATATGAACCTATTGGTAAAGTAATTGATAAATATTATGAATATCTTACTCCAGAAGATATTGATAAATTAAATACTAGATACGGTGGTTATCCTCCTTATAAGTGGTATGGTCCATCAGCTATGTGGACTAAAGGTATTGATGAAAATACTGGAGCAGCTATAGCTATGCCTATGCTGAATGGTGAAGATTTACCTGAGAATATTAATCAACCAAACTTATTTAAAGGTTTTTATGACCAACGAGGTAATGTTAGAGTTATTCATGTTAGATGGAAAGGTCAAAGAAAAGTAGGTAAGCTTACTTTTTATGATGAAAATGGTAACTTACAAACTGATTGGGTATCAGAAGAATATAAAGTAAATAAACTTACAGGAGAAACTATTGAATGGAAATGGATTACTGAAGTTTATGAAAGTACTAGAATAGCTGATGATATATTTGTTAAATTAGAACCTAGAAAATTACAATATAGAAAACTAGATAATATTTCAGAGTGTTCTTTAGGTTATACTGGTTGTGAAATAGATTTATGTTTATATGACCTAATGAGAAATTATAATCTTAGGTATAATGCTGTTCAATATAAACTTAATGATGCTTTTGCTAAGTATATAGGTAGAGTAGCTAACTTAGATTTAGCTAGTATTCCTGATGAATGGTCTCCTGACCAAATAGTATATTTTGCTTCTAAAATGGGTTGGAAAGTATCTGATTCATTTAAAGAAGGTAAGAAAGGTCAAAGTCAAGGTAAACTTGCTGGAACTATGTCTGGTCAAGCAGGTGATATTCAAATAGGTGATGCTACATTTTTACAAATTTGTAGAAAAGAACTTATTGAGATTGAATCTGATATGGATAGTATTTGTGGAATACCTGCTCAAAGAAGAGGAGAAAAAACTCCTGATGGTTTAGGTGTTACTCAAATGCAGATGCAAGCTTCTAGTAATATTACAGAACCTTATTTCTTTATACATGAAGAAGTTAAATTAAGGTCTTTAAGAATGCTTTTAGAAGCTGCTAAACATTGTGTTAAAAATGGAGCTGAGTGGATTCAGTATGTTACTGATGATGCTTATATTAAATCTGTTAAACTGGATCCTGAAGTTATTTATGAAGCTGATTATAATGTTCAAGTAGGTTATGGTATACATGATGCTAGAATGTTAGAATCTCTTAAACAAGCTATAGGTATGTCTGTACAAACAGGTATGGTTAGTCCTACAATACTTATGGATATAGCTTCTAATGATTCTACTGCTTCTATTAAAAGAAAGATTGAAGAAGCTGAAAGAGCTAAGATGGAAAGAGAACAGCAAGCTCAAGAAAGGCAAATGCAACATGAGAAAGAACTTCAAAGTCAACA